GTTCAATTTAATGTTTGTGGTAGATCCTCAGTAACTACTAATCCAGATGGAACCTGGAATGGTAAGAAAATAAGAAGAGAATGTGGAAATAAAATATTTAATAGTGGTGCTACTAGAACGTGGACTGCATCTGGTGCTGGAGTAACAGTCACTATTAATGCTGATCCAATTGATGATAATGGAGAGTGGGATAGTAATTGGTGGATATCAAATGTAAGTGGTGGTGGAGTTGTTGGAGACTCTTTTACTGCATCTTTAAATGGTGGTAGAGGTAATGTGACAGTTACCTTCACTTTAATTGCTGGTGTTACTTCAGGAACTGACCACGCATATGGAACATCCCCAAACCCTCCAGCAGGATATGTTTCGCTCGGAATATCTTTTTATCTTCTAAAGGAGCAAGTTCAAGGATCCGTTCCTTTATTTAAATACTATTCATCTTCAAATGTAGATACATTTTTAACTACAAATCCAGGTGAACCAGATTCTCCTGGTGTTGGAGAAAGTGCAACCATGGATGCTGCAGGTATGCAGTTTGTTGAAATATTGGGATATGTATTTCCAACTCCGAATGATGCTGTGACGCATCTAGCAAATGATGAGATAATAGAACCATTGCATAGATATTTCCAGCCATATGGTCCACCAACTGCATTTGATCATAAGTATCAACTTGAATATATCGGAGATAATGCCTCACCTAAACTAAGTGCTAATGGTCAGTATTATCATATTCCGAATGAAATTTATACTAATTTATTTGTTGGCTTCGATTTACATAAAGGTAGTGCTGGATATCAAAACTCATTGGGAGTTTATTTAAGAAATTCTTCTGGAGTTATAACTTTTGGTAGAATTATTGAAGCTCAGGCAACAACATCAGAGGGATATACTCAAACAATTATCCCAATAAGTATTCTGAGGCAAAATTTAAATGGAAGAATTGGATTCTTTCTGATATCTGATGGTGGAAATCGTGGAGCAAGTGATCAGCAAAATGTCACTTTTAGTTCAGTAGGCAATGGATATGTGTGTGATCAGGTATCTTCCAGAGAGGGTAGAGTCTTCTTTAGTGAAAGTGAATTAAATCCAAATAAAAAAAGATATAGTCTCTTAAAATCAGATGACTGGCAATGGTGGGAAGATTTATTGAATGGTGACAATGACTATGATGATACTAAAGCTTTCTATAAGATGGGTTGGGGAGATGGGGTATATGTTCATGAAGGTATTCAATGTTATGTTTACAGAACCCAAGCACCAGAAAAAGTTTATCTAACAATTCAAAATAAAACTGATTGTGATCCTCGAATTTTTTCTACAGATTTGGAACCAATGCAGATCACAAGATCGGGCTGTGGTAGTTCATATCAAGAAAACAATTGTGGAACATGCACAGGTGATTATACAGTTCTGCAAAAGAATGATCAGTCTTTGTATATCGTAAACGATGGAAATATATCACTTCGCTCTTATGGTGGAATATTCACTAGAGGTGGAGATTGTCTAATCTTTACAATTAGGATGTATAGAAATCAGACTTTGGTATATGAAGAGACTCATAGTGGGGCAGATTGGAAAACAATAGGATATAAATTATCTGCTACAATACCAGTATCTGCTGGTGATACTTTGAGGATAGTCATCCCTGAAGTTTTATCTGGATCTTTCTATTCAACGTCAAATCTTTCTATTAGTTTGTTTGATGAAGACTTGAAAATGTTTGAGCAGGTTGTTCCGATTACTATTACTACATTATCTCTAGACAAAGAGCAGTATCCAATTCCTGCTGCAGCTCCAGGATCAACTACTTCAGTTGGTGGATCGATCTTGACATTTGATATGGCAATAGAAAATGATGATGTGACTACTAGCTGGAAACCAGCTTGGATAAATGGTCAAAAGGCATCTAACTCTGAACATATCTTGCTGAGAAGAGGAGACATGTTTAGAAGAATGATCTTTAGTGACTTCCAAAGAGGTCCCAGTTCTATGACTAGAGATTGGAAAAAACCAAAAACTTTATATGAATTTTTGACACAAGATATTGCAAATACAAGGCAGTCTATCTTTGGACAAGATTATGATACTTTCTACCATGACTTTGTTCTTTCTAGAAGTGGAAATGCTAGAATTAGATTGAAATTTAAGATTGTTCCTAAACCATCTCAACAGCTATTACAATCATTTAATATTACAGATCCTGGTTATGATGGATATGCTGTCGTCATAGATGTTGTCAATGTTGTAAACTCTGGAGATGGATACTCAGATGATGCTGAGTTTTCTATGGTCTGGCCTGAAGCGGAAAATGATAATAGAGAAGGAACCGATCCATTGAACCCTCCCTATTATGTTAATCCATCTAGCCTACCAAAAACAGTCTCATTGCCTAACGTAAAAATAAACAAGTATGATGTGGAATTGCAAAATTCTCCAATACCTGTTAAGATGGGGTTCTACCAAAAGTCACATGATACCCAATCTCTAGTTTGGTATTTGACATTTTTGGATCCTCAAAATAGATTGAGGGTTAAGTTTAAAATTAAGGAGGTTTCTAGTTAATGGTAAAACGTAACGAAAATTGGGCAGATAGATCACTATATCAATCACAGCAAGAGTTGAAAATGCTTAAGAGTGTTATGACAAAATATGCTGATGATGAAAATGGCAAACGCAAAATGCTCAAAAAAATGAAACGATATTATCGTTCAACCTTGGCTGAAATTGATAGAATTGATTATAAACCAAATGATGATAGAACTATTTCCAACAGCAATTAAAGCAGTAACACACAAAGAGGAAGAGATTGTGTCTGAAGTTGAGCAAACTCTTCTTCAAATTATGGGAACGGATGACAACAATGTTCGTTCCTATCTTTCTCCAGGAGCCAGAGATGACATCAAAGTAGGAACGCATGAGGGAATGAATAAGCTCGATAATTTAATTTATAAATATCGTAAATACCTTCCTACTTTTTCTGCATTTATTGATGCTCACATTAAAGATTATTTGATGAGATTGGGCAAACCACCAGAGCATAGTATAATCAATTCGTGGATTAACTTAACTCCACCAGGAAAAAGACAAGTTACACATACTCATACTAATTCTTTAATTTCTGGAGTTTATTATCACCAAACAATAAAAGAACACGGAGGTATTATTTTTTACAATCCAAACCCATTTTCTAAAATGGCTATGGTTGGAGCAGAAGATCAAGGAAAGTGTTTTGAACCAATTCCATCAACACTAATATTATTTCCATCATGGCTTGAACACTCGACAGAAGAAAATATTTCTGATACAATTAGAGTGTCTATTGCGTTTAATGTTATCGGGGTGTAGCTCAGTTTGGTAGAGCACTCGCTTTGGGAGCGAGGGGCCGTAGGTTCGAATCCTATCACCCCGACCTTTAACTTATAGGAGTTATTATGACATCAATTAAAGCACTTAGAACTACAATTTACTCAAGAACTGGATGCCCATACTGCACTAAGCTAAAGGAACTTTATGAGGCTCAGGGCTGGCACTATACTGAATACTCTTTGAATACACATTTCACTAGAGATCAATTTTATGCTGAGTTTGGTCCGAATGCTACATTCCCTCAAGTAATTATTAACAATAGTAAAATTGGTGGTTGCAGCGAAACTATTACTTATTTGAAGGAGAATAAGCATCTGTGATTAACCCATTTGGAGAAACTGAGCTTTTAGGTCTGGTTGAGAATGCAATTGATCATGCATTTACTAGAGATAAGTATCTATTTAAAATGTATGATTATTTAAAGCTCAATAAATTCACCAAATCAGAAGTTCAAAAATTTACTGAAAGCCCCAGCGCAGCTAATATTACAAATGTAATTTATGACCTTGAAGAGTATCTTGAAGGTGGTTCCGACAAAGAGCATCAATTGCTTAGGGAGGCATATGGTCACCTTGGCAAACCTAGAGCCAGAAAAATTAAAGATTATTTGAATGGTATGCTAGAAGATTGTTGGAAATATTCTGAAGAGAGAAAACCTGGAAGAAAAAAGAAAATCCAGAAAGAATCATAAATAATTATGAAGTAAAAAATTAGGAGGTAGGGTTTCGTTATCTCGTTATCTAAACAAACTACGGAGGGAAACCCATGGAAGCATCCACAACTTTTCTTTTCATTTGCTTTTTTTTAACTATAGGCAGTTTTATTCTTGGTGGAATCCTAGCTTGGAATCTTAAAGATATTTTCGATCTATGGTATGAAAATGCTGGATATGCAAAACATATTTTACATCCAGAAATGATTGATGAAGAAGGCAATATTAGAAATGATGAGCTGATTTACTTGCGTTTTATTGAAGACGATGATACAATACTAGACGAAGACGACTGAAGACTCATGATTCTTGTTGACATGAATCAAGTGATGATTTCAAACATGATGGCACACTTGGTTGACAAACAGATTAACGTTAAACTAATTCGCCATATGGTTCTGAATAGCCTGCGGTATAATCGCAGTAAATTCTATGAAAAATATGGTGAGTTAGTTCTTTGTTATGACTCCAAACATTATTGGAGAAAAGAATATTTTAAGTATTATAAAGGAACTAGAAAAAAAGATAGAGAGAATTCTGAATTAGACTGGAGCGAAATTTTCAAGATTCTCAATCAAATCCGAGATGAAATCAAAGATCATCTGCCATACAAAGTCATTGAAGTTGACGGAGCTGAAGCTGATGACTGCATTGCAGTTCTTTGTAAAGATCAAGGATTAAAAAATATTAGGTTGCATAATAATATGCAGCCCATCGTTAAGGTTCTTATTCTTTCTGGGGATAAAGATTTCATTCAACTGCAAAAGTATAAGTTTGTAAATCAATATAATCCTATTCAGAAGAAGTTTATTAATGGTTCAGATCCTAAGCAATATGTCTTGGAGCATATTATGAAAGGTGATCGATCAGATGGAATTCCGAATTATCTTTCAGACGATGATACATTTGTAAATGAAAAACGTCAGAGACCTCTATCGAAAAAGAACATTGTAAAATACACAGATCTTTCTCCAGAAGAATTTTGTTCTAGTGAGCAACAACTAAAAAACTACGAAAGGAATAAAACTCTAATTGATTTCGAGTGTATTCCAACTCAAATTGTTGATGCTATTATAGATACTTATGAGATGGCTAATCCACCAAAAAGAAGTGCCATATATCCGTATTTAATGCAACATAACTTAAAGGATTTACTTGAAAAGATTGGAGAATTCTGATGAAACTATTAATTTCTGAAATTTTACAAAAGGTAAGCAATGCAAAAACCAAAGCAGAGAAGGTTCAATTGCTTCGCCAGTATAATTCACAAACACTACGATCACTTTTAATCTGGAATTTTGACGATAGTGTTACTTCCGAAATTCCAGATGGAGAAGTTCCATATAAGCCAAATACTTCACCAAAGGGAACAGAGCATACTCTGTTAGAGCATGAAGGTAGGAAGCTTTACTATTTTGTTAAAGGTGGTTCTAATATCCCAGCTCTAAAAAAAGAATCAATGTTTATCGCCATGTGTGAAGGGCTACATGCAGAGGAAGCTGAAGTATTATGCTTAGTAAAAGATAAAGATCTTCAGTCTAAATTTAGGATTACAAAAGCTTGCGTAGAAGAGGCATTCCCTCAGATTCAGTGGGGTGGAAGAACCTGATATGTTACTTTCAAAAGAGCACCATGATGTATTTAAAAAGTATGGTGTCACCATACTTCATATGAATTGCTCTCCAGATTATGCAGAAGATACTAATTTGCCTAGAAATTCATATCTAATTTATTGTGAAGTCGATGATACTGTGTGGTATGATATTGTTATGGGCTCTAGGTTTGATATATTTGATGCATACTACGATAATTTTGGCGGTGTAATTAAAAAGATGTCATGGACAAAAGGAAAAATAAATCCAAAACTATATACTCAATCAACTCAAGAGAAAAGCAAGAAGCAAAAATGAAGCCTGATAGTGTATATTTTGATCCTAAAGCTGCTATTTCCCAGCAAGAAACTGATGCAATTGAGTATCAAGAGTATCTAAAGAAAAAAGAAAAAGAGGAACAAGAATATCAGGAACTTGGCAAAACAATTGTTAAAATCATTTTGTATTTCACTGCTCCTCTTTTTATGATGTGGGCATTAAATTATATTTTTCCAGCTCTTGCATTGAACTACCTTAAGTCTTTTATTTTGTTCAATTTAATTAAAATTATTAAATGAGGTCAACATGAGTGAACAGTCAGTTAAATTTGTAACCATGACTCCTAATGC